GTCGAAGGTCATCCGGTACGCGGTTATATCGTAAGGGTTCACACTAAGGAAAACAGGCACTGTTTGGGCTTTGCCGGTCAGTTCCTGTTCCTTAGTGTTAAATACCTCAATAGGTAGGGCTACAAATCGTTTTGTCCACACGTTATTCCGGTTTGAAGAACATTTCCACGTTGCCCACGTTGCCGCCGGTCAGGCGTCCAGCGTTCAGGACTTCGGCTTCTTCATCACTGATCTGGATACCGGCTTTGATCCGCTTCAGTTTTTCTGCTTCGCCGTTTTTCACGGCGCACAGCCATTTTTCCCAGCCGGTTTTTGCCTTGTCGGTCTTTGCGGCTTTTGCCTTTTTCGGGGTTTCTTCCTGCAAAGGCTGTTCGCTTTCCAGCAGTTCTTCCGTTTGCTTTTTTGCCATTTTGTATTGTTTAGATATTAGGAAATACAGGTTTTGCGAATACCGCGGCTTTGCTGCGGATCCGCATTTTTGCTTTTACTTCTTTCATCTGCGCTTCGAAGGCGGCAACCGCACCGGGTCCGTCTGTGGCCTGCACGATGGCGGTCAGGCAGATCACCTGTTTGCCTTTTTTGACGATCTGGTGGGCGTGCCATGCGGTGCGCATTTGCTCTTGTGCCTCTTTTAATCTGAATCTTTGGTATTTTGTTTCGATTTGTTGTCCGTGAATTTCTTCACGCTGCGATCTAATTTTTAAATAGAGTCCGATAATGGAAATGAGCACCATGCAAACGCCTATAATAAGCAATACCGTGAGAAAATCCATGTCAGTTTCATTTTAAGCCGCCGGCAGCTGCAGTTGCGGTTCAGGTATTTTCTTACCCGCTGCGTATGTGTCCAGGGATTGCCGCAAAGTGGCTACATCCTGGGACAGTAACGCGCCGTTGTTTTGCTGTGCCAGCCATTCGGAAAAATAAAGTTTGCTTTTGTAATCAAGGGGATCGGGTGTGAGTACTTTCAGTTGAAGCGCGGATAAATGGACGAAGGGTTCGACGTACATCAGCTTTTTGGATATTTGCAAGCCGATAGGGTCAGACTGGTAATTCGCTTCAAAGTATTCATTCAGCAGGCTATCCAGTACGTTTTGCGGTGCGCCTTTTGTGCGGGCGTCTGAATATTTCAGCCAGATTTCGTCCGGGCTTTCCAGCATATAGCGGCGGCCGTAATTCACAGAACTGCCGGTATAGTAAGGCTGCACCTGCATACGGATAATGTTATCCAGGATAAACTTGTGCCGGGCTTCAGCCATTTCGGACACGGCCACCAGGCGATCAGCCTGTGGCTTAAATTCCGAAACGATTTCAGTGGCGGTTTTCGTGTCGCCTGACTGGCTGGCCGCCAGTCCGCTGGTTTGCTGCTGTGACCGTGCGCCCCAAATGGTAACGTGCATTTTGTCTTCCAGCAGTTGCAGGTCGGCGGTGGATATTTCGTGAAAGGTCTTGTCGGGGGAAATGTATGCGCCCACATCAGACGGCAGGATGATCGGATCGTCTTTTGATTCCGGAAAGGCCAGCAGCTTCATGTCGCTGACCCGGCTGATCGGCCGGGTGCCTGCGCCTTTACAGTCTTCGCATTTTTTGCCTTCATGCACGCCAGTGCCACCACATTCGGGGCACTGGCTGGCAAATTCAGCGTATTTCGGGAAGCCGTGCAGGAACTTGTGCGTGGTCTGGATGGATCCTGTTAGCAGAAATTCGTCGGCCAGTTCGATGGCTTTATCGAAAAGGGATAAAAAGCAATTATCCGCCGTGGGGTCAGGCAAATCGGAATTTATCATGCCCGGCACTTCACCGAAATAGTTCGGCAGCGTGAAAGCGGTCAGGATTTCCGCTTTTTTGTCTTCTTTACGGATCAGGTAGTCCGCTGCATCGTCGACAAGCCGGTAAATGGTGGATTTTTCATCGACGCCATAAGCCCGTTTTTCTTCAGCGCTTACGGTGAACACAACGTATTCCAGCCGGTTGCCTTTAGGCAGATAGTCGTAAATGTCCTGAATGGATCGGTAAGTCGGGTAAACCCAGGGGCGGCCTTCGTTCTTTGCGATGATGGCTTCCTGCTTTGGCAGCATTTCCATGAACACAATACCGAACGGGTCATCCAGCAGATGCGGCGTCCAGGTAGTCTCCACCCATTTACGAACCGATATACCGTTTCGCACATTAGTGGCTAACAGTTCTGCTTTCTTTTCCGCCGTTTCGGGAAGATTGATATAAACCGAACCGCCGCGGGCGCTGAATACTTTATCCAGTGGCCGGGACAGTCGGGCGAATAAGTCTTTATTTGATTTGGCGTATTTAGCCCGCAACTTTTTCAGGCTGAGCCGTTCAAAACCATCGATCTGGCTGAAGGCTTCCAGGTTGTCCACGTCTTTGCCGTGGATGTGCGCCTGCAATTTCTTCGAATAGGCTACGCCCTTATTCACACGGGGCAGGCCCGGGTTATTCAGGATGATGTCGACAATTTGCTGCGCGCTTAAGATCATTAAAGCGGGAAATTTAGGACTAAGGTAGTAAATATTTTGTTTACCAAATTAATTTTTTAGCCCTCGTTAGCCTACTCGCTAACATCCTGAATGCCTTTTTTCCGTCCGCGGGTTTTGTACTTCGCAAATTCAGCGGCCAGTATGGTGGTGATAAAGTACCGTTTCGCATCGGAAAAGTGCCCGCGCGGTTCTGCGGTGATCCCAGTTTCCTTGTCCTTCACTTTTTCTTTAAACATCCGGCCGTCCGCGTCTTCCTTCACCAGCAGATAGTCTTCAATGCTGGTGAAACAGCGTTCACTGATCAGGATGGACCAGCCGCCCAGGTTCTGTTCGTAAATGGCGTTTATGAAAGCCGCAGACAGGGCGACTTCCGGGGCGGACCTTTGCACCCGGCTGGTGACTTTAAAGCCTTCGGCTTCCAGGGTTTCGATGAATTTATCGTAAAAAGACCGGTTGTTCGGGTCGATGGTGGATCGCTTACTGGCCGACGGGTCGCCGTACAGGAAAACCATGTCGCCGTAATTGATCGACCGCAGCCAGTCTGCCGTCTTCTTCGCCGCTTTTGGGGCATTGTTGTCCGGCGATTTACAGGGTATTTCATGCACCTGGCGCAACTGTTTGGCTTCGGTGTCCACCTGCCAGCAGGACACGGTCACATAAGGGTTGACGTTTTCGTCCAGGGATATGTGTATCGTTGATTTCGTGACCGGCGCCGGGCCGATGTGCTTTGTTTCGTCAAACTGCTTCCAGAATTCATCCCCGGTCCGGATTAGCGCCATTTCGCCGTGTGCGATGGCGTTGAACTTTGCCGCATTGCCGCCAGATATCAGGCGCAGCTTCCGTTCGTATTCATCCACATTCACGAACACGTTGTCGTAAAAGTTGGCTTTTACCCGGATGGCCTGATCAGCGAATTCACCGTCGAACAGGATTTTGCGGATCCAGTGGCTTTGATACAGCTTGTCGGTGTTAAACATCCCCACCAGTTCCTTGTCCGCCACTTTTTCGGTCCGCAGACGGGAATAAAACAGTCCGAAGTCCTCAAAGCTAAATTGGTCCATTTCTTCCAGCAGAAAGTCGGTCGGGTCTTTTATCGATTTCAGGGATTGCGGATCATTAGCGCCGAAGGGTATGAACGAATTCCCGTTATGTTTGCAGCGTATGTGCATTGATCCGTTCGGCGCTTCGGAAAATATAAAGTCGTCTTCCCGCTTCAGTTCCTTTATCCGGTCCACAATGGTTTGAAAGATGGTGCCTCGCACCGTGTCCAGCACTTTACGGCCAAAGTACACGCGCCGGTAAGGGTCACGCAGCACCTGCCTGATTTTGCGGTCAACGGCAAAAATCGATTTGCCGGATCCGTAACTGCCATAAAGTAAAAAAATCGGATAGTATTTGTCCCAGTGATCGAAAAACACTTCATTCACCGGCACGGCCCCCTGCACCAGCAGCATTTCTTTCAGGTCTTCCGGTAAGCCTTTCCAGGCGGTTGCCTTAACGGGGCGCAGGTTCATTTTTTGCCGTTTAACACGTTCACCAGCTTGTCGAACTGATCATCAGTGAGGGGTTTTACTTCGGCCTTTTTCTGGCCGTTGTCTTTCTCAAATACGCCCAGGTGTTTACCCAACAACTCCAAAGCCTTATTAGCCCCGCTGCTGTCAAACTGCCAAATGCCATTGCCTTCGCCGTCTTCAGCCTGTCTGCGGCCTTTTGCGACTGGGTCGAATTCCATCACGGGGACTTTTTGCATGCACCTATTTGCCACTTCGACCAGCCCACCGATAACAAAATCTAAAGTACACTGTGTACGGGATTGAGTTTCAAGGCTTTTTGACTGAATCGCGTGTTTAATCTTTGGACGGCTCAATAACACAGACCCCTGCGCTTCGGCAGACTTTGCCGAATAGCCCGCCCGGATTGCCGCCTGTTTGGCGTTCAGGTCGATCAGGTATTCTTCGACGAAGCGTTGCTGTTTGGGGTTTAGCATAGGATTCAAAGTTAGTAAAAAGTTTATTTTCTAATCAAAATGTTTAGGCAGCGCGTCCGGCTTTGTACTTTTCCAGCCTTGCTTTCACGGCTGCGATCATTGCTTCCTGGGTGCCTGTCTTGTCGCCCAGCGATGCCAGCACGTCTTCGTCCATCGTGCCGGATACTATCAGCCGGTTGTTTACCACGGCGCGGGTCTGACCTGACCGGTGAAGACGTTTAACGGCCTGCTGGTAAAGCTCCAAAGACCACGGCACGCCGAACCATTCGATCAGGTTGCCGCCGTCCTGCAGGTTCAGCCCGTGGCCGGCACTGGCCGGGTGGGCCAGCATCACCTGAATTTCGCCAAGGTTCCACGCTTTTATGTCGTCCGGACCTTCCAGCTTCCGGGGCTTGTATGCTTTCAGGTGCTTCAGTATTCTTTCCAGATCATGTTTGTACGAATAGAAAACCAGCACGGGTTTGCCATTTGCGGCTTCGATATTTTCGGCCAGGGCTTCCAGCTTTTCGCCGTGTACTTCGTGCCAGTTCTTCGCATCGTCGTAAATAGCCCCGTTTGCATATTGCAGCAGCTTATTGGTAAGGGCTGCGGCGTTCACAGCTGAAATGTCGTCCACGTCGTCCAGCTTCAGGATTTGTTCCCGTTCGAAAGCCAGGTACTTTTCCAGGATCCGCGGCGGCAGTGTGATCAGTTGGGTCTGATCCAGCCGGTCCGGAAGGGTCAGGTAGTCTTCAGTTTTCATGGAAAAGCAGATATCCCCGATTTTGTCGTATATCGCCTGTTCATACCCGGCCTGCTTCAGATTGTATTCGTACACGATATGCCCGTTCCGCTTTCCGGGTTTGAAGTAGGTATCCCGGTACGCTCCGATGGTTTTGCCCAGCCGTTCGCCCTGATCCAGCAAATAGATTTGCGACCACAGATCCAGTAGTCCGTTCGGTGCCGGTGTGCCTGTCAGACCCACCACCCGGGAAGCCATTGGCCGCACTTTCCGCAGCGCTTTGAACCGCTGGGCCTTTGGTGACTTGAAGCTGGACAGTTCATCGATCACGATCATGTCGAAAGGCCAGGCTGTGCCGTAAAAGCCGGTCAGCCATACCACATTTTCCCGGTTAATCACGTAAATGTCGGCTTTGCGCTTCAGGGCTTCTTTGCGGTGCTTTTCGTCACCCAGTACCAGCGACACGGTCAAATGCCGCAGGTGGTCCCATTTCTGCACTTCAGTCGTCCAGACTTCTTCGGCCACCCGCTTCGGTGCGATCACCAGCACTTTGCTGACCTCCATGCGGTCGTTCAGCAGTTCATCCACGGCGGTCAGGGTGGACACTGTTTTGCCCAGTCCCATATCCAGCAGGGCTCCGACGGCCGGCAGTTCGACTATTTTTTGCGTCGTGAATTCCTGGTAAGGTCTGGCAAGGTATTTCATAAGTCCCCTTTTATTATTTTCCGTACGATTTGGGACATTGCTTTTTCGTCGATGTGTGGTATGTCCTTAAGTCCGTCAACCACCCGAACGGTGAATCCCAATTTCCTGAACTGTTCATGTACGGCCAGCTGTCTGGCGGTCGGCTTTTTGCCTGGTGCCTTCAATTCAACAAATTCAATCTGGCCGCCCGGAAATAAGGCGATGCGGTCGGGCACTCCTGTGAATCCGGGGCTGACAAATTTCAGGGCCAGTCCGCCTCTATTTTTTACCGATTCCCGGTACTTTTTTTCGATTGCTTTTTCGGACGACATATAATGTTAATTTTTAATAACTGGTAACGCTGGTAACGCAAATTCCAACACTTTCCCTTATACGTGCGTAAGGGGGGTCGTTTTTACCCTTTTTTGTGCTTTTTTCTAATTTTATAAATGTTAGTCTATTTTGCATTACCTGCGTTACCAGTAAGGTTAAATAATTGATTTACATTTCGTTTAGTGGTGTCGCAAATCGTTTTTTGCGTTACCAGTTGCGTTACCTGCGTTACCAGTGGACGGTTTACTGGTAACGCAAAAAGTGTTTGCGTTACCACTTTTTGCCTTTGCGTTACCATTTGCGTTACCACTTAACGCACTGATTTTCAATAAATATATTTTTTGCTTTCCGTACAGGTTATACCGCCTTGTACCGCCCAAAATCCAGCCCTTTTTTGCCCTCATTATGTCGTGTATAAATTTGGTATTGTGGCCTGTCATATCCTTCAGATTTCCGTCAAAAAGTTCGCACCATATTTCAGCCGCGCAGACACATTCCCGGGCATCGATGCCTGCATTTTCTTCGTTGATCAGGTCGTCGCCTTTAATGTATTGGCGCCTTTTATACAGGTCGTATTCCGCCCAGTCTGCCGGTAAAAGTGTTTTTAAATACCTGTCAATAAGGCCCACCCGGTCGTCCTGTTCAGTATGCTTTTCACGAATTTTTTCAACTTCACCGGCCAGGCTGCTGTCCAAAATAAGCGATTCACCGGCCCGGTAATATTCCATGACTTCCGCCCATAGTTGGTTTACCAGTTCGTCGGTTAATTCGCTAAAAACAGTTTTTGCGGGTTTCTTTTCAGGCCATCCGATGCCACATTCCACAGGCCAAAACCGGCGGTTTACGTGTCCGGCGGCCAGAAAATCGGGTTTATTCGTTGTGGGTATGAAGACGCACTGCCGGGGGAATCGTACCAGCTGGCGGCCGTAAGCTGGCCGGTACACATCTTCAGTGCTGCTGGTAAATCTTTTTATTGCCTCCTGATCGGCTTTTCGGAATCCGGACAGTTCGGCCACTTCCATGATCCACACACCGCGAAGACTTTCCATTGCACTTTTGTCATGCACGTCACCCATGCAGTCAGAAAACCATTGCCGGGCCATGCGGGCGATCAGGGTGCTTTTTCCGATGCCTTCCGGGCCATAAAGCACTGGCATAGTGTCGAACTTAATACCTGGCTTAAAAACCCGCGCCACAGCGGCAACAAAGGTTTTCCGGCAGACCGCGCGGATATATTCTGAATCTTCGGTCGCCAGAAATTCAGTGAATAAAGTATCCAGCCTTTCCACGCCGTCCCATTTCTGGGCATTCAGGTAATCGCGAACCGGGTGGATCTTCACTTCGGTCCTTATTTTTGACAGCGCCTTCAGTACCTGCGTAAATGGCATACTTTGCTTTTCCAGATAGTGAGAAAGGCAGTCCACATCGTCGTCGGTAAAATCAACGGTCTGTGACGTTACTTTGCGCCAGGGCAGGTTTTTGGCTGCAATCAATCGCCCTTCAAATTCATTCAGGACGATCCTGTCTTTCAGCATCGGGTCGTTTTTCAACACCAGATACACGTTGTCGATCGAACTGACAAAGTCCCCTTTTGCGTTCACTTTCAGATTTTCTTTCCAGTCGTCGTTTTCAGGCGCTGCGGTTTCTGGTTCCGCGTCTTCATCCATAGCCCCCGCAAAGTCGTCCAGCACGCCCTGGGTAAGTTCGTCGGCCCTGGTGCCCCGTACGGCTTTATCCTGCAGGGCCAGTTTGGTCATAGCCTCAAAACTTTCTTTTTCATCCTTTTTATCTTCATCCTTCAATCCGAATTTATGCAGGCGGACAAGGTCGAAGGCGTTGCACAGCTTGCCAGACACAGGATCCGTGCCGTGGTGCGAATAGGCGAATTTGTCGTCGTACACCACAAGGCCCGCGGCTGTGCTTCCTTCTTTGTACGAATACCGGTTTTCAATGTCGCAGGGCTCATACACGTCGCCCAGGTATTTTTCAATCACTTCAGTGATTCCATAAGTCCGGCAGAAAGCCCCCACAATGCCCGGTTTTTCAAGTGGATCTCCCTGCTTCTTAATCGACCGGGCAACTATTTCCCCTTCGGCTTCAGATAACGGCCATTCGCTGGAATTGCGCCAGTCCACATAACGCCCCAGCACTTCATCAGCGGACAGCCAGGGGCCGTCCTGCTGGTGGAATTCAAACACACCATCTTTTGAAGTGCTGGGCCAGTACATTAACCTTTCAGGCTGGTAGGTGGTCGGGTCAAACAGATCGATGCCCAGATCGCCCGCAATGCGGCGGCAAATAGGCTCATATTCGTCCCGCATGACTTCACGGTCCAGCGGGATCACCAGCCGCAGCCGTGGGGCTTCAGGCGTGTGCTTGTGCGTGCTGTAAACGCAGGCGGCGTTCCCGTACATCAGGGCAAAGTCTTCCCAGAATCCGGGCTTTGCGAAGTCCACGTCCAGGGTAACCAGCTGCCGGTGAACGATGCTGGTCGATACCCGGCGCCGGCCTGACATATAGCCGCCCACAAAGCCGCCGATGTCTTTTATTTCGTCCTGCCGGGTCTTTTTGGCGGCGTTATATTCGGCCAGCGTTTCAGCGGTGCGGTGTGTCTGGGATAACTTTTCGACAAGCGCCGGCCAGGTGATTGTCTTATTGCGCCAGTTCGTTTCCTTCCGGCTGCGGCCGGTTGCGATATCTATTTCATGCAGCATTTTCGGCGTCGTTTAATCGTTTTTCAATAATAGGCAGGTATTCAGCTTCGCGTTCGATCAGGATCACGCCGAAGTCTTCAGCGATGGCAGCGGCGCCGGTGGTGCCTGACCCGGCGAACGGGTCCAGTATAGTGCCCCATTCAGGTGTAATAAGTCGGCACAGGTACCGCATAAGCGCCAGCGGTTTAACGGTCGGGTGGATATTGCCTTCCCCGCGTTCAGACTTACTTGCCTTTGCGCAGTAAAAGAAACGGGCGGCGCTGCCGCTGTCATCGTATTGATTATCTGGCCCGCTTCGACCTCTTAAAAAACCGGTAACACTTGCCCCCTCGTACGCCCCGACGGTCTGTTTCATCTTCCCCGACTTAGTATCCGGAAACAGCCCTACCACTTCGACGCTTCCGTCG